ATGGTTGAAGATGGAACCGACTACTCCCTTGTTATTAGCCCAACAGACTTTCATTGGGGCAAATATGGGTGGGTTGACGAAGTTGGCGAAACATACCACTTTGAAGAAGCAAAAAAACGATTGATGGAAAAAACAGAAGAGTTGCTTTGCCGCCTTCCTTCACGACCCGAAGAGATTATTTTAGCAACCGGAAGCGATTGGTTTCATGTTGATACCGACGCTGGAACCACAACCAAAGGCACACCGCAAGACATGTGTGGTAGCCCTGCCGAAATCCTTATGACCGGTTGTCAACTGGCACGAGAACACATTGATTTGCTAAGACAGGTTGCTCCCGTCAAAGTAGTGTTCATGCCCGGAAACCATGACCGTATGAGTGCGATTGCACTTATGATGTATCTTTCCGCTTGCTACGAGAATGTTGATGATTGTGAAGTTATGGTTAGTCCCTCCACACGCCAATATGTGCAATATGGAAACAATCTCATTGGGTTTATCCACGGAGACGGTGCAAAGAATCTCGTTGATTTGATGAGCAACGAACAACGCCAACTTTGGGGAGAATGTGAACATCACACATGGTTCCACGGACACCTGCATCACAGACAGGTTCTTGAAAAGGGTGGCTGTTTGATTGTGCAGTTGCCTTCACTTGCAGGACATGACCGATACCATGCACGACAGGGTTATACTACCAGCAAGGCTGGATTGGCCGCACACATGCTTGATAAAGAAAAAGGTTTGATTGCTACCTTCTTTGCGCCCGTGGAGGGTCAGCATTGAATGGTCAGTTAAAAAAGTTAAGAAAATGCAACAACTGTGGACACGAATGCTTTTCCCGATACAACAGCCATAAACGATGGTGTAAAAAAACCAAAAAACATATCTATTGTGGAACAATGAGGGTGATTCGTTATGAAGCGTGAACATGTCCGTTGTGATTCCTGTGGGTGGGAAAGTAAAGGCCTATCCCAAGCGAAGGCTTATACGAGAATTTGTCCTTACTGTAACATGCGCTCTCTGAAGCCATGGTAGTGAATGTATGTCTCTAAAGGTTGATATTTTTTGGAAAATGCCTGTTAATATGTTCGTGATGCCCAATGTCTCAAATAAAATCAGCATTAGCCTTTGAACGAGCAAGAACCGATGTTTCGTATTTTTACCGATGGCTCGGTTATGCTTGGGGCAAGCATATCGGAGACTGGATGGATATTTACACAGACAGAAAAGGAGCGCATGTTCATCGCGTTTGTATTATTGCACCGAGAAGCCATAGTAAATCAACTACTCTTGGTGTAAAACTATTGCACATGTGTCTGTTTGAAAAGTTTAATGGCAAACCCATGGATATATGGCTGTTTTCGGCTTCACAAGATACAGCAGTCCGTAGGTTGGCTGAAATTAGGAAGGACTTGACAACCCATAAAGAATTGGCACGCTACATTGACCCAAAGAAGGGAGGTAAGCGTGAGTTGTGGTTGAACAACGGGGCTGTTATTCGCTGCTCCTCCGTTGGCTCTGCGATTCGTGGCGACCATCCCGCCGTGGTAGCACTTGACGATGTGTTGCTTGATGCAAAGAAAGAGTTGAACAACGAGCAATTGCGACATTGGTTGCGTAAAGTCGTGATGCCTATGCTTGACCCCGGTTCGTTTTTGTTTTGCGTCGGCACACCGATGAGTATGATGGACCTATACCACACAGAAATGCTTGACAATCCCGAATGGAAAACCGGCACATGGTCTGCTATCCCCAATTGGGATGAGGAAAGACACAACCCCGAAAATCTGTATGCGCTTTGGCCGGAGTTTCGCCCACTTGACTTTCTTTTAGAACAAAAAAAGGTGACAGGGGACTTGGAGTTTGCACAGGAATTTTTGTGTAAGGTAATCAATGATGATGCTGCCGTTTATCCAAGAAAATATACGCGTGCAAACATGGACTTGGAACAGGTGTTTGACAAAGAAAAGCGTAGCGAAGGCAAATATGTGGTTGGGTTTGACCCATCACAGGGGTTGGGCAAGGATTACTCTGTATTGATAGCAGTTAGACAAGAATCCGATGGCTCATTGGTTGTGGCAAATGTTTGGCATCGTAACGATTTCTCTCCCGATAGACAAGCAGACATGATTGGTGAATGGTGCAAGAAGTATAGTGCGCCACTTGCGGCTGAGGATGTCGGATTTCAACGATTGTTTCAAAGTCTTTTAGAGGCAAAAGGTATTTCCGTGGACTACCGCCAAAGCAAGGTCAGCAACAAAGGATTGAAGCAAGCCTTGATGAACCGATTGAGGGTTTGGTTTGAAAGAGGAAAGATTGTTTTCCCCTACGGTGATGACGCAACACGACGAGTCATTAACCAAGTGCTTGAGGAATTGGAAGCACATGCTTGGAAAGGCGGAGACATTGTTGATACTGGACCACACAACGACTTGGTGATGGCCTTGGCACACGCAGTTGACCAATTCAGCCACCAAAATTCGGGCGTGGCTTGGAATGCTCGCTCATCCTCCCGTGGAGAATGGTCGGGTGGACGAGCCAAAAGAAAAGGTTCAAGTCTTTTCCGAAGCGTAAGGCGTCGTTGAGTTTATAAAGCCCCTTTTCAAAAATTTTGTCGCGAATTTTTAGGGGTGCTAAGCACTGTTGATTTGCGTGGCGGGCTCGATTTTTGTAGGCATGGCGAAAACGAGCCGATAAACGCCCCTCACGGGCACGCAAATTTTTCGGTGCTACCCATGCCGCCCAAGCACCAGCGAAGGCGCAGGAGCGGCGTTCTAAGCACCTCTATGAGCATGTTGGATTTCGACGGGGGCCGCAGGAATCGAAACGGGAATTTGCGGTAACGAAAAAAGGCCCCACCCCCCGCCTTGGCGGTGGGTGAGGCGTTGTCGCAGTCAATGACTGGGTGGTGGTGTTGTCGCTGTCCTCACAGGTCGCCCAAGTGGATAGGCTCCAAGGCGAGGCCGTGGAGGAGTTGGTGTTCTCCTCCGGTGCTGTGAACGACCTCATACACGACGGGGACGAGTCGGTGCTTCATCCACACGGTCTTACCGTCGTTTTGCACTCGTGCATCCACTGGCAGGGTCATCAACATGTGGAGGGCATCCTCAACGGGCATGCGACCTTGAGAGGCACGGAGCAAGGCGGTGAACGAACGCTTCGGCATGCGGAAGGAGGTCATGGCAACTCGCCAGCCGCCATACACCTTCAAGCCAGCCTTGGCGGATGAGATGAGGGGCAGGTGTCCGGTGTTGCCGTTGCGTCCAAGGAAGCGCACAGGGTTCGCACACTGAGGGCAGCATTGACCGGCGGCGACCTGCTGGTTGCCGAACACAGCCTTGCGCCCTGCGGCCTTGCACTCGCCACAGTATCGCTGAGTAGGGAACACACGGCTCACGAACCAATCCATGAGGGTATGGAGGTTCAAGGTGAGGTGCATGTCCTCGGAGGCGTTGAGGTGTTCCTGTGTGCCTGTCTCGTTGAGGGTCTTGATGTTGGAAACCCCAACGATTGGCAACCCGTCCAACTTGGCACGGAGGGCCACGAACGCTTCACGGATGACGAGGTGAGACGACACCACGACATGGCGCACGAAGTCGCCAGCCTTCCAACCGAACGCAGCGGCGGAGGTCTCGTCAAGTGCGGTCATGCCTTCGGGAACCTCAAGTGCTTCCTGTCCGCTCTTGCGGACCATCTCCATGCGAGTCCGCAAGTCGGTGGCTTCCCACTGGTGGAAGGCCATCCAGCCAGCAGCAGCACGGCGGAAGGCGGAGGATTGCTCAAGGGCAACCATCACGAGGCGGTCCATGGTGTTCAAGGTGAAGGGGCGACCGTTCACGATGAGGCCACGGAAGGACATGAGGCCCGTTGAGAGCAGCATGTCTTGGGTGACGGTTTTCGCATTGATGCCGACGAAGCGAACCATCTCAACGAGGCGGCTCATCTTGAAGGCGTCCTTGCGGAGGTATTGGGCTGCCCTGCGGGTTGCCTTTGCATCAGCAGTGACACCTTCAACGGTGGCAAGGAAGCGAATCAAGGCCTCCATGAGAGCAGCGTATAGCCCTGCTCGGACTTGGTTGTGGTCTCCCTCAGCGTCGCCGCCGAAGGGGTGTTCGGTTGTGTTAGGATTTTGGTCCATGGTGCTTCGCACCTTTCACAGGTATATGAAGTGTTAGTCGCAAAACCATGAAATTCGCCGTTTTTGCATTTCGCCGGACCCCTCCGGAGCGTGATTTTCAACACCGCCGGAGCCGCCGCCGGATGGAAAGTAACATTCCCGGTTAGTCGCGACTAACCGGCCCCTCCCCGTTAGTCGTTTGTGACGCTGGTTAGTCGTTATTAGTTAGTCGGAAAAAAAAGCAGTTAGTCGTAAATATTTCCGAGAAAAAAAAGCAAAAGTTAGTCGTGAATTTCCGACAGTTAGTCGGGGAGAGAACCGACCCCCCGCCTTGGCGGGGGGCTGGTTGTTGACAGCCTTGGGCTGGAATGGTGCGTCAGCGGTGCGGCGGTGGGCTCAGTCCCAACCTTCCCAATCGCCGTAAGCCAACTCAGCGGCCAATTCGTAGGCGGCGTCTGCTTGTCGCTCGGCCTCGGCCTCGGCCTTCATCTCGCCGTGCCAGTAGTCGGCGGGCATCTGCTCGGCTTCGTCGTTGGGCATCTCGCCCCATGCGTCGTTGTCAAGGCTCATCGTCTCGTGGATGATGAGTCCCGTTCTGTTGCAGATGATGAGGAAGCGGTCAATGTTGGCTTCAATCAGCAACTTGGGGTCGTTCATAAGGATTTCAACGGTGTCTACCCATTGAGCAAGCGGTTCCTCAAGCCATCCCTCGTCAGTGGAAATTTCGGTCAATGACCAGTAGCCATGAACCAAGGTGTTGAGGACGGGAGCGGGTGGGCGCATCGCCATTTTGTTCATCAAGGCGGGTTCTCCCGCAATAGGGCTGGTTGGGGTATGGTTTTGCTCCATGTAGTGAAGCAGGGCACTGAGGTATATAAGCAGTTAATCAACGACTAACTGGGGAAGTGTGTTGGTTAGTCGTTATGGGGGGAGTGGGGGGAATTAGTCGCGACTAATTCTTATGGCAGCAGTAGCGTGGTTAGTCGGAATTTTTTAGTCGGGACTAATATGGGGGGTAAATCGTGGTTAGTCGGTTAGTCGGAATTGGGGTTAGTCGT